AAAAAGGGTTATACTGCCATCTGGGGCGGAATTATTGAAGAGGTCTGGAAATAGTTTGGCAGTTCAGGATCATGATGATGAAGAGACTGCGCTTGGAAGTGAATGAAGATGAAAAAGGTAGAGATTTCCGAAGCTGATAAAACTAAAGCATTAAATAAAGTAGTAAATCTCTGTCACGCAAACCTGTTCACTAGAGATGGTGAACAGGTTTTGCATTATCTAACAGAAGTAAGGGGGCTTTCAGAGCAAACCATTAGGAAGTTTAAATTAGGTCTTTTCCCAGAATACCCTGAAGTTGCTGCAAATGCAGCAGGTGTTAGAAATGCACTTAAATGCGGAATTGCTTCCATTAAAGATGATGGGAAAATAGTATCCAAGTTTTCAACACACAAGATCATAATTCCTATACTTAATTCAGACGGTGGAGTTACTGCTATAATGGGTAGAAGCATGCTTACTTCCGATGAATTAGAGGAATTAGGTCTTCCGAAGTATACGAATTCTCATTACAAGAAAACCAAGAATCTATTTGGATTGCATTACGCTAAAGATTACATTAGGGAATCGAACAAGATATTCATAGTGGAAGGTAATCTTGATGTTATAGTTGCTTGGCAAAATGGCATGAAAAATGTTGTAGCCTCTTGTAGTGCGAATTTTTCAAAGTACCAATTGATTTTGGCTGCCCGTTACGCTAGGCATATTTGTTTAATGTTTGATTCTGATGAGGCAGGCAGGCTTGGTACCACGCGAGCATTTAAAAGATATAAGGACATTAGTGCTGCAAAATTATACGGAGCAAGTCTGCCTATAGGTCCTAAGGATATTGATGAATATTTTACACTAGGATATTCTAAAAATTCAAAGTTAATTTACAGTCGAAGTGAAGATGTTTTAGCTGCAATTTAGTAGAAGATCGTAAGTATTAAGTTGACCCCTATAGACAAAGACAAACTGGCACTTATTTGCTTTTGTTTTTGTTTATAGGGGTTTTTATGTTGTAACTGTTGTTTCAGAAGGATCGGATGTCAAGTTAACTTCAAATTTTATTAAAGTTAGGGAAAAATGAGCAAAGAATATATGACCCTGGCATCAGAGGCGGGTATAGAAGAGTTAAGGTTGCGTGCACTAGGGGTATCAGAAGAGGATGAATTATTTTCTTTGAACGAGCGAAATAGACTTTGGGCAGAGAATTATAGGAATAGAGTTGAAACGGCAAGACATCTAAGTTTTAAAAATATAGGATCTCGTATCCCCTTAGAAAATCCCTCAAAGTTAAATTCAGATGATTCATTAGAATTTTTGATACCTGATATTCGTTCGTCAGAGTCGTACACAAATATGATGTGGAAAGATATTTCCGACAAGTTTGGTGATCTTGATACCTTCATTGGAAGTCCACATACACAGATAAGTAACTTGCATAATGAACTTCAGAAGTACATGGCTAAGTTTTTACCTAGAGTGAAAATATAATATTAAGATTGGAGAATAAAATTTATGGCCAGATCCGATGAAATTCAATATCGCTATCGTGAAATACTAGTTGATCCTGATATACTTTCTACATTTCACCACACTTCGGACTCAGCTCCGATTGATTACTCTAAGCGAGATGAACTTTTAGATCTAACTAAAGAGTTGATTGATGCTGTGAATTATCTGATTCTAAATCGCCTTACATCAAGGCAGAGCGAAGTTGTTCAAAAGATCTATTATGAGCAAAGAACTCAAATGGAAGTGGCTGATTCACTAGGACTTTGTCAAACTACTATTCATAAAATACTTAAAGGTAATATAGATTATCTTAATGGCGGAAAAAGATATGGCGGCGCAATTAAGAAATTAAAAAAGCTTTGTGCTACAGATCCATCAATACTAAAGATAACAAGTAGAATGGCTGAACTGCGAGAAGACCTCGCAGATTAAAATGAAACACTGGTGCTTTGTGATAATCAATGTTTCATTTTAATACGTACTATCAATAAAATCTACATAAAATGTAGATTTGTTGCACCTGCGGAGGGAAAAAGATGGCTAATAACGAATTCGATTGGGAATCTTTAGAAGATGTGGTCAGCACAAAAAAGACCAAATATAAATTCAGTGAGTATGGAAAATACTTTAACAAAGTCGCCTCCGACAGGTATATTCCCAAAATGGGCTCTAAGCAACTTTGGGAACTGAGAGATGATAGTGATGGTAAGCAATATCTCTTTGCGCTTTATAATGAAGCGGAAGATGTGGTCACAGGAGCAGACAATTTGGCTGAATTCAAAGCAATCGCAGATAGTGGCGGAGAAAGCGTAACTTTAGCATATTTGAATACGCCAATTTTTCGGTTTGCGAAAGCAACTTATCAATTTCCGGACGGCGCCGAAAAATTTGCAAATTATATCGAAGATAAAGCAAAGGATCAAGATTGGCTTAAGACGTTCATGTCTAAAGCTATGACCAAGGAGCGTCAGGCTTCCGTTGAAAAGCTAATGCAGGGAGTCTAATAAGATGTCAAATGCGGAACTCATAAAACAAATTAAAAATCTTGGTCAAAGTACTGAGAGTGCTCTGAATGGGAAGGAACTTTGGATCAGTGGAGTTGTTGGTCGTTTCAAAGAAGCTTCTGAAAGACACCCGCACGATCCATTGATTCGCAGACTTGAATCAGTATTAGAGGGAAAGTTAAAGCGTGAGGGAAACCTTAGCACGATTTCTCAAAGAGAAATGCAAAATCTTTATAATGAAATGTCTGGTAGTGGAAATCTTGAGCTTTTCAGAGAAGAGTTGGGAGATCTACTTATAGAGTCAGGTCCTTCTTCAGTGGCAAGCCACAATCCTGATTTTATCAAGGGCTTGCGTGCAGATGGAGAGGAGCTTAATGTTGCAAATCAACATGATGTTTCTGCATTGTCAGCATTGTGGTCAGGAGATCCTAGTGATCGAGTCCTGAAGAGCGCCTTTGTAGAGAGTGGCCGCAGAGGTGTCGAAATCGAACTGGAGAGTCTCGGTTTTGCGAATCCTACAGTGGCAGTTGCAGCCAAGGATTTGAACTTCGTAGTTTACTCCGCTGAGATCGATAATCGAAAGGGGCGAATACCTTTTTTAATTCCTGCGGAGATAAAGCTCGGCAGCGTACTTATGCCAAGTGTATTTGTTGCTGGAGATTCCTTTGAGGATTTAAATGCTGATAATATCAAAGCGTATACTGATGATCATACTTCTCTTGGTTCTGCGAGTCCTAAGGGCGTTCTAGATACACTTCGCAGATTGACTGCGACAGTTAACGGAACTAAGAATGTTAAAGAAGCGAGTATGGACAATAGTTTTGATGACATTCTACCTCATGGTGATGCTATCTTCTCAAGCACTTTAGGTCATACTGATTCTAGCCTAAACTCAATTAATGAAATTGATGATAAGGTTGCTCAGGTGGAGATGCCTAAAGCGCTGGTTGGAATTTCAGACGCTCTTGTTCGTGAAACCTTGGCCGAAGCTGGATTGTCATACTCTAGAGAGTTGGTACTTGCAGCTAAACAGGTTGTTTCAAATGAACTTAAAGTTGCAGGCATTGCACATGATAAACTTTCTATCGAATCTGAGTTCTCTAATGGTATCACGATTGCTACCAATATCAGTGGAAAGGGCGGAAAGCGCAGAATTGAAGTTCCGGTTGAAATTGTGAACGAAAAGGTTTTGATGCCTAGTGGTTTCACTTCAGGCGCAATGGCAGGCAAGTTTAATGAAGAGGGCTTGAAGTCCTTTGCTAACACTGCTGATGGGGCTGAGTTTGATCCTTTCCTTAATGACAAGTACGATATGAACTTCAACGAATTGCACAGATACGCAATGAAGAAAGCTGCATATGGAAACTTTGCAGAAGCCACAGAGGTTCTCTCCATCATTAGTGATAAGTTTGGTCATGAATACCACAAGATGGCTCACGATGATTTGATGAGCTTGATGCGAGTTGGTTATCAGAAGGATGTAAAGCCGCTTAGTGCAATGGAAGCTTTTGCCAAACAGGCATCGGATGCTGCACAGGAAAGGGCTTCAAGAATTAACATGACAAATAACGCCATGTTGTTTTACCCAGGGGAGTAGATACTAATGAGTTTTGATAAACTAGTTAAATATGCTCAATATATGGACAGCACAGGGTATCCAATTGTCGCAAATGCCTTTGATATGGCATGTGCGAGCAGTGGGGGAAATTACTCAGTAGCTTTGCGAAACTTGACAGCATATTCAACGCTCTTGGATAATGATGGTTTCACAGTTCAGTCTGACTTCATTGATACGTTTGTAAATCTAAGTGCAATGAGGAAAAATGCGGAACTTCCAAGTGCTGCTGAAAAATATGATGCAAAGGGAAATAATGCTTCGGGGTTTTTCACAGCCCTTGTTGAGGAAGATAAAGGGGATCCTGCTCATAATATTGAAACGTGGGAAGGTGGTAAGCACTCTTTGCTTACACGATACAGTCCAGATTATCCTGGAGTGATGATGTTGAGAATTAGTGACGGTATTTACCAGGACATGTTATCTAGAAAGATATATGACTTCCAAAAGGGCTTTATAAGCGATACTGGTGAGAGACATTATGGTGGAAGTGTATCATCACAAACGCCGAGTAGTCAGAATTACTTAAATTCCCCGCAAATTATGGATTCTCAACACCTTAAGGTACGGCGCCAGTAATATTAAAATATAAATCTAAGGGCCTAGGCCAACCTAGGCCAAAAAGGGCTCTGCTTACAGAGCCTTTTTTTTATACAATGTGAGGTAAGATATGAAAGTTATGCAAGTTACAAATGAGGTTCTCTAATGGCTCCTCAATCGAAAATAATGTCTCATCCGGACAAAGAGGAGATCATCAAGTGGTTGACAGATGGGACTTCTGTTCGAGATATCGAGTCGAGATTGGCTCAAAGATACCCTAAAAGAAATCAAGCTCATCTTAGAGCTAGTTTTTCCACCATTCAGTCGTTCAAGAAAACCTATTTAAACCTCAATCAGGATTTAATTGAAAAGGTTCGTGAAAGCAAAAGGCTATCAGAAAAGATAATAAATCAGGAAGAGATTAAAGCTGGTGTTGAAGCTACAGCTTCGTACAAAGATGCTATTAAGAATTTAGCAGAAGCGGAAATGGATACCAGGCAAGAGATATTAAAAGTATGGACCATTATAGAGAACAGATTATCAGTATTGTTTGACAAAGCTTCTGAAAATAACTATATAGATAATAAAATTGAAACCCTTATGCAGGGGTATTTAAACCAGTTTATGAATGTAATTAGTCAGCAAAAGAAATATGAAGAAGGATTCAGAGAACAAGTAGATGTAAACATAAATGTAAATGTAATGACAGACCAGGTTCGTATGATGCAAGATGCATTAAGGGAAACTCTAGAGGATGTAGATCCTGAACTTACAGTGTTATTTATGGGCAAGTTGAATGAAAAAATGAAAACTGCATCACTTGGGATTACACCTGAAGCGGCTAAACATTCTCTAATAATTGACAACAGGCTTAAAACAAGTGAAATTGATGCAGAGTTTATATAATGAATAAAATACCTAATGAGATAAATGAATACATGACTAGTGTTCTTATGCGTTCTAAGGACGCCATGAACCTAGTATTATGGACTGAGGCAGTTGATGATGCAAAACTCGCAACTGCATTAGGAGTAAACACTGATAGTGAGTATAGAGATTTCCATTATATTGACCATTTTGTCGAAGATTTGGTAGAAGACGTATTAGGAATAAATATAACTGAATCTCAAGAAGATGATTTAAAATCATTTATGTTCTCAGTGCGGAATGAATTGGATTTTACCAATTTGAGTAGCTTTAGGCCTGCGTTGCTAAAATGGGTTGATGGAAAAGGTATTGCTAAAAAGGAAGCTTACCCAAACATTCTTAGAAATGTGTCAAAACTTCCTACCAATAATGATACAAAGTGGGCAAAGATGGCACTTAAAGTTAGAACTTTATACTTGAAGAATGGAAATGAGTCAGACGCATTACTTAAAGTATCTAATGAGCTTGAGCCTCCTGAGAATTTAGAGTTTGCAAGTTGGTATAAGTTTAAATTTGGAAGTGATAAATCATTATATAATTTAAATGACAAGATTAGGCGAAGTGGAGAACATAAAATGAAAACGTCAGCTCAGAGCACAAAGTTTGCATTAATGTATGATAGTGATAGCCGATATTACTTGCCTAAGATGAATCCTGTTGCTGAAGTTAGCGAAGAAGTGGTTGAGCCACTGGATCCATACGAGGTTATAAAGAACGAGGAAGATCGAGAAAAGCTTTATTATGCCAGATCTAAACTTGTTGGGCGTACATTCGCCATTGATAAGCTTATGGAAAAGTATAGGGATGTGATTGACGATGCTCAGTTGCATGAAATTGAAGATGCTTTGAACAATTTGCGCAAAAAAGTAAGAAGTCTTAAATTTGCCAGCACGATGAGTGATGCAGTTATCAAGACTGCAAACCAACTTGGTGCAAAAGGGTTTGAGTCAGGAAAGAAAGCGCTTCTCAGTGCAGCTGAGGAGCTACAGGGGTTTAAAAAAGTGGCTGTTCCAAGCACCGCTGGACTTCCAAGCTTGATCCTAGAACTTGAAAGAATTGATCAGAGTTTGAAGCGAAGAGATCTTGCTAGAGATATTGCTAAGGTTGACTTTAAACTTCACGATATGGATTTGTCCGGACTATTTCCTGAGATCAGTGATGCTCAAAGTAGATTGATCGATGCATATACATATGCTAGTAACAAAATTAAAGAAATCATTCCAAAGATGAGATCGACTCAGCCGGGAGCTGGTGGCAAGTCTGAGATAATACCAGTGGACGAAATGCTTCCAGTTGAAGAATCGGATAGCGCAGTTCCTGATGTCCCTTCTGTTAACAAACAGGTTCCTATAGGACCTGCATCAACGAATCCTTCGCCAGTTCCAAACTCGCCAGCAATGACTCTACCAGCTCCAGCACAGCCTCCTGTGCTAAGATAAGGATTAAATCATGAGTATCAGTCGCTCACTATTGCGTTTGCAAGAGCTTGCAAAAGAGAATGGACTAAGCCAACCTTATATAGTTGGAGGAGTTCCTAGAAATGCCGTAATAGGTGGGCCACATGAACTCACAGATATTGACATTACAACTGGTGATTCAGATGTTTTAAAACTTGCCAACTTATTTGGAGGAGAGCTTGGAAAAGCTCCTCTAAGGGCAACGGACAATCATTTAGTTGTTCATGACAACGAAGTTAAATATGATTTTTCAACTAACTTCAAATACCCCAATATAGATGAGCTGTTATTAGAACTAGGGAAACCTCATCCCACTGATATGGAGAGAGAGTCTTATAGTCGAGATTTCACAGTCAATACATTAATGTTTAGCACAGATTATAAGGAAGAGTTGGATCCTACAGGCAGAGCACGAAAGGATATTGAATCTAGTATTTTAGATTGCCCTGTTAGCTGTGATGTTTCTTTCAGATATGATCCGAAAAGAATCCTTAGAGCTTACTACTTTAAAGCCAAGTATGGTTTTGATTTTTCAGAATCTGTGCGTAGAGCCATTAAAAAGAACATGACATTGTTATCTCTTGTGAAGCAAAGATATGCATCAGAAATGGTAAATAAGATTCTGAGAGAAGATGAGGAAATGCTATCTATTCTTATAGATGATGGTGCCTTAGAGTATCTGCCAATGACTAAGTTGTTGAGCAAGAAATTGATTGATGGCAAGCGTTTATTGGAGGTAATGTGAACATTAAAAGACAATATAGATTGTATAGGTATGCTAGGAAGCACTCACTGCCTACTTTTTTTAAACGTAACAATGACTATGGTGATGGAATTCAAAATAGGCTCGATAAGTTAAATAAAAAGAAAGATATTGAAGATACAGAATTAGGATGTTCCGATGATTAATTTACCAGTTTTACAAACTACCGCTGTGATTAGAAAGCCAGGGGTTCGTGACTGTGTGTTTGGACTTCCTATATCTATAGCTTGTCGAAATGCAGGAAACTCTGTAGACCATATGACTGCACTTGAAGATGTAGACAAGCCTAAACGTGCTCATCAATCTAAATCGAACAGAAGGGTTTATGTCTTTCATCAGGAAGGCACTAGATGCAAGTATGCAGATAAAATAGTGGAAGATAAAGATATAGTACATTGTGATTATGGTGATGGAGGGGAGGGAATGAGCGACTTCCCTATAAGGCCAAATCCATATTACCCTAGAGTCTTCCATGGCATTGGTCAGTATGGCTTATACTCATATCCCATGGGCGGTTATGTTGATAATTATGGTGCTGTTCAGGCGTTTGGTGGAATTTATTCAGAATATTCTTCAACAGGAAAAGTAATTATAAATAATAGTAAAACTCCTATTAATTTCAAAAATGATAAACTGGCAGCGGACCTGTCAATAAATGAGGATAGTGTACAGTAAGCTGTCGGAGGGTTAACAAATGTCGAAAATTAAAAGTGAAACAATCAAAGTGGATGCGAATTTAGACGATTCTACTGATTTCAGTGAATTACTTCAATTGTTAGAGAAATCTGACGAAGAGTTTGAAACTGGCAATGATGCCGCAAGTGATGGTGAAGTAGATGTGCAAATGAATTGGAGCATGGATCTGGATCTTGAAGATGAAGATGCTTGTGGCGACACACCGTTCCCCGCTATGAAGTCAGTGGTCTTAGAGCAAGAACAAGAAGATGATGCATTTGATCAAACTGCAGAAATTGCTTTGGATGACTTCGACGTAGAGATGATTGAAGAAGAAAAGCCCTTTGAGCTTACACTTCCTGAGGGAATGTTGCCAGGTGCCTTGGAAATGGTGCTAGTTACTCCAGAAGAGGAAGAAGTGCGGCCACTCACTTGGAGTGAAGATGGCGCCCATAATGATTTCTTAAACTATATGGGCCTGCGTCTGCGAAGTATTCCCACTCACTCTGGTCAAACTACAGTTGGATGTGAAAAGGCTGTAAGTTACCTGAAAAAGCTTGACAAAGAAATCAGTAAGGCGATTCAAAGTGATGATGATAATGTTATCGATGAATCTGAGGCTGAAAAACTTAGAGATATAATCTTGGATTACATTGATAAGCTGGAAGAAGCATACGGTGAACTTTCCAGCAAGAAGCGCAGAAAGAAGCGTGCGAATTGGAGCTTGGGTAAAACCGTGGTTGCCAGAATAGGCGACACCGAAATCCAATATTACGCATCCGTGGTTGCAGATAACAACGAAGAGAAGCTTTTAAAAGTCGACGTTGTTGAACCAAGTGATTCTCAGGTAAGTGCTTTTATGAAACCAGATAATGATGGACTTACCAAGGAAGCAGGGCAACTTGTAACCTACGTAGATCCTTTCATAGATAGTATTACTCGATTAATTATACGCTCTCACATCACTCATGGTAAAGACATTCGTGAGGTTTATGCTCAGCTTGACGCTCAGTATGAATTCACTAGTCGTGAGGAGCTTAGCATTCATGAAGTGCTCAAGCAAAAGGGAATTGGGGGCACTGGTCTACATGTAGATTTGGGAAGATTGCAAGAGCCTGGAGCTAATCAGTTTGACGGAAAGGGCATTGAATTTGGGACTACATACTATGCGTAATGGAATAATACCAGTAAGTAATGCTCATTCATACAATAGTGTGAATGAAGAATTGCAATCACTTCTCTCTACTCCTGCTCTTAATAAAGCTAAGGGCCAAGGTATCGTAAGAAGTTTAAGAAATGAAGTTCAAGCAGATTGGGTATCTGATTTCATGGATAAGATGCATAGTTCGACTGAAAAAACAGTTGATGCCTCTTCACATTGTCCTGTAAATGAAAAAACAGGTAAGGTGCACACTGTAGAGAGTATGGTTTCCGAGTTGAGAGAAAGGGTTAACCTTGATTTCATTGATAAGGAAGCTGAGGATGCCAAACCATCTGAGCTTAAAGATCCTGTATTTCCACTTAGTTATACGATGGTGAGCGCAGCTTTTAAAAAAAAAGCTGATGCCGTAAAGTCTGAAATATCTCAATTTATCAATGATCTCTATGCATCTCATAGAGGCGGCGTTGATAAGATGGCTGTCATATGGTCACTGAGAGAGAAATATGGCATTGATACTCTGAGAGATTTGAAGGAATTTATTGATTCCGAAATTGAATCTGCAAGGGTTCGAAATCCTAATGTCGATGTCAGCTCTATGTTACCAAGGCCTTACATGGGCACTCCAACTAAGTCGAACCCACAGGCAGATGCAGAGCAACCATTATTTGAAAATATAAAAAATGTGTAAGAGGAAGTGCAAATATGTCAGTAAATTCATTAAAGGAACGGGCCACTGTAGATTTAATCAGCAATCTCCAAAAGCAGCTTGCGAATCTTGATCCTGTAGCCTTTGCAGAAAATTATCTGACAATTGATGGGAATTCCTTCAACATGTCGAATGGTACAGGCTACAAGTATTTAGCAGAGGCTATGAGACATGTTGCAGCTCAAGCTGAAAATAAGCGGGCGAAACCAACTGTAATTTTAAAAGGACGTCAGGTAGGTGCCACTATTATGGCAGCTATCCTGTCTTTGTATTTTACATCTTCTGGTTTGTATGGAACCGGTATGGGTGGAAGGCCTCCAATGCGAATTCTTCACCTATTTCCTACAATTCCCATCATGAGTAAATATACGAAGGATAAATTAGAGCCGATGATGCGTCACTCTACTGACAATCATGTTGACAAAATGTCACTGAAGTCGGCGGGAGTCAGTCATGCGGCTGATGATACCCTTACTGAAAAAACCTTCCGTGGCGATAACAAGATCCGAATTGATGCGATTGGAAAAGATGCAGATAGAATAAGAGGTTTGACTCAAGACGCCATACTTTTTGACGAATGTCTTCCATATGAACAGTGTATCGAGACAGAAGATGGAAAAATGATGATAGGAGTTATGTGTAAAAAATGGAAGAGGGGGGAGGCTCTACCACTGGTGAAGACATTTAACGAGAGTACTGAAAAATTTGAATACAAGCGTATTACAAATGCATGGAATCGTGGTAAGAGACAACTGTCTCAAATAACTTGCGGAAACCGAGAAGTAAGATGTACTGACAATCACCTCTTTTTAACTGATAATGGTTGGAAGCCTGCTGGCGAATTAGCCGAAGGTGATTTGTTGAAGGTGTCTCCCGGAACTGCTCAGTATCTAAGGGCATTAAATGAAGATCAATATCAGCTGATGCTCGGTTCTTTTCTCGGTGATGGTGAGCTGTCTTCACACAAGAGGGGCAGATATAGAGTTAGCGTAACTCACGGAATAGATCAGGACGAATATTGCACATGGAAAGCTAGTATGTTCAATGTAGATACCAAGATTATTAAGAAAAACGGTTACTCTCAAAAACCGGCTATTACATTTTGCACCAAATCTTTCGGAATCAACAGGGAGTTTCCAAAAAACAAAAGCTACTGTCCTCAGTGGGTGTTGGATGAGTTGGATGCCAGAGGTTTGGCTATATGGTTTATGGACGATGGAAGCGTACAGTCTAAAAACCACCAAGGGGCGCGCATCTCTACGTGTTCATTTGACGAAGATAGTCAAAAGAGAATTGTAGAGAAATTACAGTCATTTGGAATAGATTGTAAGTACAAGTTATACAGTGGTTATTATTACATTATGATCAGTAAGCGTGGATACGTTAAACTAAGTGAGACCATAAGTCCATATGTTCATGATCAGCTTAGATATAAAATAGATCCATCTATAATCTCGAATTCTTATGAATGGGATAGCTCCGAGTTTGATTATGCCTTTACGTGCGTAGATCGCGTAAGACATAATGTTAAAGAAGCAGTGGTCTACGACATTGAGGTCGAAGATAATCATAACTTCATAGCCACATCTGGTCTTGGAAGTTCAAATTTAGGAGGGATAACACTCCACAATTGCCAGGATATGCAAGAGTCTGCAGTAGAAAACGCTTTGAGAATTCTCACTGCAGCTCAGTATGGCAAGCCCACTCAGGGTGTTCAAATGTTTTTTGGAACACCTAAGGAGTCTGGTTCAAAATTTTGGAAAATATGGCAAGACTCAGATCAAAGGTTCTTTCAGCCAAAATGTTCGGGTTGCAAGGAGCATTTCTTCATATATGAGTATGGTAAGGATACCTGGAAAGATGTTTGGGTTGAAGGGTTTACACTTAAGTGTCCGCATTGTGGAACTCACCAGGACAAAAGACTTGCTATTGACGCTGGTAAATGGACTGCTACAAGAAACTCTGAAACTGCCAGATATACTGGTTTTCATATCAATATTATACTAGATCCTCGCTTTACAAAAGAGATGGTGGAAGATTACGATCCAAATGTTAATCCTAACCGTTCAGAAAGAGCCTGGAGAAATGAAACACTTGGAGAATTCTTTAGTTCCGGAGGTCTTCCTCTGACTATGGAAGATATAGTTCATAATGCTTTAGATTTATCCAGAGGTGTTTCAAGAGGTACTAAAGATGAATCAAATAAAGTCTATACACTTGGTATAGATTGGGGTGATAAATCATTAGGTTCAGATGAGGACAATGCCAGAGGGCAGTCTTATACTGCTATGTGTGTATTGTCATGCGATCATAAGGGTGTATTTACAGTAGAGAATGCATTTAGACTTAGAAAAAACAACCCAGCTCATAGAATCCGGGTTGTTGAAGAATTGTATGAAAGATATAAGATAAAAAATGGGGCCGCTGACTATTATCACGGTAGAGATATTGTTGAACATTTTCAGGTTGACATGAATTGGAAAAGTAAACTGTTAGCCTGTCATAACAGTGGGACCCTAGGTAAGATGCTTAGCTTTGATCCGAAGCAAACAAAAGTAGTTCTAAATAAAGATTTAATGGTTGAGGAAATATTTAATTTAGTTAGGTCCGGCAAGCTAAAGTTTCCTGTAAAGGGAACTAGTTGGGATCACTTATTATGGTTGATGCAACATTGTACTTCGATGGAAAGTAAAATGATAATGCGTTCAGATAATTATGTGAAAAGATATGTAAAAGGTTCTGGACCCAATGATGGACTTATG